ATCGTTGCCGGCGTGGGGACGGCCAAGGCCACGGACTGGTTCATCGACGTTTACCCCAACGACCTGGACGTGATCTATGTGGCCACCCATAGCGGCGGCCCCCCGCCCACGCGCGACCTGGGCAGCTCCACCTGGACACGGGAGTTTCCCTCCCTCCAGCTCCGCTTTCGTGGCGCGCCTGGTGACAGCGAGGGCCCGCGCGCGAAAGCACAGACCGCCTATGAGGCCATCTCCACCGTCATCGCAAAGGACCTCTCCGGGACCTTCTACTACACCGCTAACCCCATTCAGGCTCCGTTCAAGCTGATGCGGGACTCCGACGACCGCACCACCTGGGTCTTCAACATCAACACCGAGAAGGAGCTGTCCTGATGGCACACCAGACACCAGACGTCCCCTGCCCTAATTGCGAGCGCACCCAGTGGGTGGACTCAGCAGGCTTTGGAACTATCGAGCCCGTTTGGATGTGCGGGTATTGTGCGGGAGACCCCCCGCCCAAGGAGAAATGATGAAGAAACGCACGAGCAGTACGTCTGCCGGCTTGGTCGGATCCGACTACGTAGCCATGGTGCGGCTGAGCACCAAAGACAACCGCACCGTCGCCCTCCCGGGCGAGGGCTGCGACAAGGTCCCCACCGTGAGCCTTAGTTGGCTCCTGCGGTCGGGCAAGATCAAGAAGGCGCCCCCTGTGACGCCAGACCTGGAGGCCAAGAATGGCTAAGTACGGCAGCCCGGCGGGGGTTTTCCTGTTCGACGGATACAGCCTTCTGGCCGATAAACTACAAGGCTCGCGGCAGCTCATCTCTGCCAACTCCGAGCCCTCCACGAGTTTCGGTGACGGGTGGGAGGAAAACCTCCCCACCGGCATGCGCCGCGGCGAACTGGCTCAGGAGGGTGCCTTTTTCTCCGATGACGCTGGGTCCTTCCACGAGCGCCTCGCCGGCGCGAGTGGGAGTCCGGACTCTGACGTCAATGGCACGCCAGGCGTGGCCTGTGTCGGGTTTGAAGGCAACCTGTTAGGCCAAGAATTTGTCGGCTACTCCGGCGCCCTCGCGGTGTCCTACGAGGTCATATCTACCGTCAACTCGGTGACCCGCGCCAACGCGGAGTATGTGATCTCGGGCATCGTGGAGCGGGGCGAGATCGTTGTGGCACTGGCTTCAACCTCTGGTGACGGTGACTCCGAGTCCACGCCCGTGGACGGCGGCGCAGGCAACGCGCCGAGCACCGACGGCGGGTCCGCGTATCTCCAGATGACCGCCCTTGACTTGTCCGGCCGTCCCGACCTCCAGGTCACCGTCAGGGACTCCGACGACAACATCGTCTACGGCGACCTGGTCGCCTTCACAGCAGTTACCGCGGCGCCAGCAGGCGAGCGGGTCACAGTGGCCGGGAACGTGGAGCGATATGTCGCCGCGGACTGGGTCTATGGTGGAGCGGCCGGCACGCCCACCGCCACGTTCTTCGTGGGCTTCGCTCGCAACTAAACAAGGAGGCCACCCATGGCCAAATACGATTCCTCAAAAGTCATCCTCACCATCGACGACGGGTCCGGTTCTCCCGTCGTCCTCACCCAGTTCATCCTGGAGCTGGGCGGAGTCAAGATCACAGCCAACTCCGAGCCCAGCACCGCCTTCGGTGACGGGTGGGAGGAGAATCTTCCCACCGGCATTCGCAAGGTGGAGGAGCTGACCGTCACCGGGTTCCTGGACGACGTCACGCAGCACCCAGCCCTCAAGGACGTGGACGGTGACGTCATCGACACCAGCCGCACCTTCGTGGTGGACTTCGGCAACGCCGGAGGCACCAACGTCAAGCTGACCTTCGAGGCTTGGCTCACCGCTTACGAGGTCACCGCGGCCGTCAACAGCGTGACACGCTACACCGCGACGTTCCTGCCGACCGGTTCCGCGGTCTGGAGCTAAAGCTAACCCCCCTCTCTTCCGGCTTCGGCCGCACGTTTGGGTTTTTCGCACCCCCGGGGCCCATGGGCCCCGGGGCACATCTCTGGTAGCAGAAGCCGGATGTTAGGCGCCGGGACATAAACCGGAATTTCGTGGGTTCTAATCCCACCTGCTGCCTCACCCCACAGTTCTGAGGAGGACGCCTATGTTCGCAAGCAAGATCAGCCAGACCCTTTCCATCCCCGTCGAGGGCTCCGAGCCCGTATCCGTCACCATTCAGAAACTCTCCCGCCGGTCCCTGGACGCTGCGCGCCTGGCCAAACAGCGCCAGATTGCCTCCGTGGCCAAGGACATGGGCGCGGAGATGGTCCAGGCCTACGAGGCCCGCAACGCCAAGGACGCCGCCAACAAAGTCCTGGACCCGGCCGAGGCCCGTTTCAATGGCTACGACGTCGAGACGGTCCTGGTCAACGGGATCCGTGAGTGGACCGCGGACGTCTCCGTGGCCGCCGGCGTGCCCGACCTGGACGAGGACGCTTCCGAGACCCTCTTCCGGGCCATCATCGTGCTCAGCGTTCCCACCGAGGCCGAGGCCGAGGTGGCGCAGGGAAAATCCTAGAGGAGTTGCACCGGCATCTTGACGGCGACCGGGAGGCGGATCACGACGTGGTCCGCCTCTACCACGCCGCCATGATCGCGGAGCGGTTCCACATCTCCCCCATTCAAGCCCTGGACGACCTGGAGCACGACCCCCACGAGCTGGGCCTCCTTGCCCTGACCCTGCTCAACTATTCGTCCGCAAAGGCCGATTTCGACAACCCCAAGGGCAGCAAAAACTCACGCTGGAAGGACTCTCCCCTGTGGGATCGAGTGATCCAGACCTCCCACCGACTCGCAACCGAGGAGTAAGCCCATGGCCGTATCTGTTGGCGACCTTGAAGCAACCATCCGGCTCCTGGATGAGCTGTCCCCCTCCCTCAAGCAGGTTCAGAAGAACATCGGAGGCTTCAGCGCGAAGTCTTCTCTCCTCATGGGCGTCTTCCAGGGGGCAGGCATCGCTGCGTTTCAGGCCGTCTCCCGCGCCGCCATGGCCGCGGTGGGGGCGGTCACCAACTTCGTCAAGGAGTCCACCCTCCTGGCGGTCGCCGCGGTGGAGTCGGAGTCCCTCTTTGAGGTCTCCTTTGGGAAAATGGCGGACGCCGCCAGGGAGTGGTCGGAGGAGACATCCGCCGCCCTGGGGCTAAACGCCTTTGAAATCCGACGGCAGTCCGGGATCCTCTTCACCATGGTTTCGTCCATGGGCGTGGCCACGGACGCCGCCTTTGAGATGAGCACTGGCCTGACCGTCCTGGCCGCGGATATGTCTTCGTTCTTTGATATCCCCATGGAGGAGGCATTCAACAAGCTGTCCGCCGGCATCTCCGGGGAGATCGAGCCCCTCAAGCGCCTGGGTATCGTCATCCCCATGGCGGAGAAAAAGTCCAAGGCCCTGAGCATGGGGATCCTGAAGCAAGGCGAGGTCTTCTCCGAGGCCGCCAAGGTCCAGGCGTTCTACCAGCTCCTCATGGAAAAGACCATCACGGCCCAGGGCGATTTGGCCCGGACCATCGACTCCCCTGCTAACGCCATGCGGATCCTCTCCTCCCAGTTTGAACAATTCCAGGTCCACATCGGAAACGCCTTTCTGCCCGCCCTCCAGGGCGCGGTCAAGGGCCTGGGGGCACTCCTCGCCGTCCTCATCGAAAACCAGGAGGCCATCAAGTCTTTCATCACCAAGGGCATCATTCTCATGGCGGACGCCATGGTGGTGGGGATCTTCGCGATTGACGAGATGGTCCAGTGGTACGTGAAACTAGGCAAGGCCGCCACCCTGTCCGCCTTGGGCATCCGCCTCGTTGTGAGGACCCTCCAACTGCAAAAGGAGATGGCTGAGGCCGTTTTCAATGACGATACCATGTCTGCGGCGTTCAACCGGTTTACGGCTGACCTGGAGCAGATGGACCACGAAGTCAGCGAATCCATGAGGGCGTTTGACAGGCTGGGCAAGTCCTCTGGCGAGGTGGCCACCACTCTCACCGACGTCATCGGCGCATTCAAGGAGACCACCAAGGCCGCCAACGAGGCCGGGGCAGCTACCAGCACCACCGGCGCCGACGCCGACGCCGCCGCGGCGGCGGCGGAGAAGCTCGCCGCGGAGATGGCGAAGGAGGCGAAGGCCATCCAAGAGGCCACCGACGCCTGGGAGGAGTTGGATGACGAGGTCCTCCACTCCGAGGTCCTCCACGAGATTGAGCTACAGGAGCAGGCCGTCCAGGCCGCCACCGACGCCTGGGAGAAGCTGGACGCCGAGGTCCTGGCCGGTGAGGCCGCCCACGAGGCACACCTTATGGCCCGGGCCGCCTGGGAGGCGGAGCGGGCCACGAGGGCTCTACAGGCCAGCATGACGGGCCTTCTCATGTTTGGCGACCTCCTGGGCGGGTCCTTCGGGAAACTCGCCGGGGTCATCTCCGCATCTTCCGACGCCTTCGGGGACATGCGCGGGGAGATCGACCGGACCAACGCCGCCCTGTCCGACGGCACCATCACACAGACAGAGGCCGACGCGGCCAACCTTATGTCCAAAATTGGCGGGGTCACCGTCGCCGCCGGGCTCCTGGGGGACATGCTGTCCGACAGCACCAACCCCAACATCCAGAAGCTAGGCGGAGCCCTCCAGGGCGCCGCTGCTGGCGCCAAGATGGGCTCTGCCTTCGGACCCTGGGGTGCTGCCATTGGTGCCGTTGGCGGGGCCGTGGTGGGCCTTGTGAAGTCCTGGAACGCGGCGGAGATGGCCACCAACGACGCGCGGGACGCTTTCTTTGAGTCCTTTGGAGGCTTTGAGGAGTTCTCCGCACAGATGGCCGAGGTGTCGGAGGAGGACTGGGCCGCCAAGATTTTTGCGGCTAAGACGGTGGAGGATTTCAACGCCCTAGTGTCCGAGGCCACGGGCCTCCTGGACGCACACCAGGCCACCCTTCAACTGGAGTCCGACGCCTGGGCCGGGGTGGAGGAGGCGGCGGACAAGTACGGCCTCACCCTGGAGGAGATGGGCCCTCGTTTCGCGGCGCGCGAGCTGACAGAAAAGGCGGGCGAGCTGTTCCAGGACTTCCAGCTCCTCATTGCCGCGGGCGCCGACCTGAACGCCGTTCTCGAAAAGATGGGCCCCGAGGTCTCCGACTTCGTCAACCAGTCCATCCGGGCCGGGGTCGCCGTTCCACAGGCCATGGAACCCATGCTCCAGCAGATGGCCGACGCGGGTACGCTAATCGACGCGGACGGAAACGCCATCACGAACCTGGCCGAGTCGGGCATCACCTTCGCACAGACCATGGATGAGATGTTCCTGGGCCTCATGGAGTCCGTGGAGAGCCTGGTCAACGCCCTCCTGGGGATCAACGACATCAACGTGTCCCCCAACGTCCGCATCCCGGGCGGCGGGGCCAGCGGTCCCGCGCCGCACAACTCGCCCGATTTCCAGGCCGCCACGGGGTTTTTCTCTCCGTCCATGCCCGCAGGCCCCCAGGCCGGGGGCGGGACGGACATCCGAGTCCACGAGGGGGAGCGCGTGTCGGTCACCCCAGGGGAGGCTGGAGGATCGCAGACCACCATCAACCTCGCCATCTCCGAGAACCCGTGGCAGACAGCGGAGACCGCGGAGC